TGAGAAGATACAGAGCAGGGATTATTTACGTTATGGTAATCCAAACAATATCTGTTATGAGATAGCCAGAGGACGAATTAGTCCATGGATGTTATATCAAAGTGATAGTGGTGTACAGTTTTTAAGCACATTACGTGATGACCAGCAGAAGATGATTATGGATTATATTAATCCAGAACAATGGGCTATTAAGTTTAAACGTGATCCTAATAATGTTAAACAAGTTACGGAATTATTAAATGCGGGCGGGTACTAGAGTTCGTATACCATGGCAAGTAAACCATGATATTCATCAGTGGAATAGAACTTGTGTTTGGGCAGTAGAACATTTTGGATTACCCGGTGATAGATACGAGACACACGCTACTGAAGAATATCTGGATTTCTATTTCAAGGATGAACGTGATGCTATACTTTTTGAACTAACACGGGGCTGAAGTGTTACAGGTAAAAATATACATTAATGTAACCAGAACATTAGAAATAGTATATGAACTAAAACAAATGGGCTGGGTTATAGGTAAAGACTTTGACTTTGCCCATTATAAATCGGAATGGGATAGTTTTGGTCATGAACCTCCTAGTCAAAGATATACCATGTTTATCTTTTACAACGATAGTAACGCCAGTTTCTTTACAATAAAATACAGTTGATGTATAATATACTATGTTATACAGATTTATACATAGGCTAAAAGCCCGTATTAGAAAATATCGGGCAGAACGAAAACTCAAAAAGAGTGGGTGCGTAACCTGGCATATGTACCGTCGTAAGTATGACACAGGTTACAATGGTCGTGCTACAAGAATAGTTGATTGTTATCCTGGATACAAGTATATCTATCCTATAACAGAACACAAACATTATGCTTATCAGCCATTGTACGACTATGGCCCCGGTGGACACAAATACGGGTACCATGAAATAGCAGAATGGTGTAGTGAAAATCTAAAACATAAACATCGTTATGATTTTGAGCGTGTTATTAAAACTAGGGACGATGAGTGGGAAGTAAATGAAATAGGTGGAAGTGATTACTGGTTTTTAGCATTTACCAATGAGAAAGATTATATTCATTTTATGTTGAGGTGGTCATGAAGTTAAGTGACGGGAAAATATTTGGAGAAACATACTATACTGTTGATCCTGACATAAAAGCATATGAGCCTTTTTGGTATCATCAAGATTGGCACGATATAGAAAAATGGTGTATCAACACATTTGGTTGCACACCTGCAAATGGTGTATGGGAACCACATGGCAGATGGTATATGAACAATAGTAAGTTTTGGTTCCGTGATAAAAAAGATTTAGAATGGTTTTTACTAAAATGGCAATGAGTAAAATAGATTATTGTAATATACCAGTAGTTTATACAAAAATAACTACTGAACATCATTACAAGATGCGTCAATGGTTAGTAGATAACATTGACCCTGCCTGTTATGATGCTGAGGATTTTCATGCAGTAGATGGTGATTATAATAAGAGGCGTATTTATTTCGCTAATAGTAAAGATGCAGTGTGGTTTCAGTTAAAATGGGCTTGACCATAAAAGTATATCAGCCATACGCACCTGTGTTACAATGGCTACAAGACAATGTGGGAATTATGCTACATTATAAGCCTATTATTTTTTGGCACGGGGAAGGCTGGCATTTAACTATAGGTCACGAAGTAGCACCAAGAGGTCAAATGGGTAGACCTTATTGTGTGGTAGAGTTTGATGATCCAGAGAAAGCAACATGGTTTAGTTTAGTATGGGATTAAGAGAAGATATATTAGATGATTTTAGCAAAAAGATATCTGATGAAATGGACTGGCATATTGTGGCTGATTGTTTGGTTGAAACAGGCTGGACAAATGTTAAGTTAAAACGATTTTATAATAATGAAGAAGCAATAGATATCAATACTTGGCTTGAACAAAACTGCACAGGTAAATGGAAAAACTTAAGCACAAGATATATCTTTAAAAAGAAACAAGATGCTGAGTGGTTCATATTAAGATGGCAATAAGGTTCGACCATTATGATGAAGCAAATGGTTGGCAACACACTAAACCCGGCTGGCATGAACGTGCTGTACAAGCAAAACATATTGACCAATATCTTGAAATAATTGATTGGTTATATACTAACGTAGGTAAATGTGAACGACATTGCAGATGGTATGTAAGCGATACAAATACTGTTAATTTTAAATTTAGATATGAAAAAGATTACATCATGTTTACGTTGAGGTGGTCATGACTTATCCTGTATTCAATGAAGAATTAAAATTACCTGCATATACTACACATGAATGGCCTGAAGTAGATCAATGGTGTAATGATAATATTGGTCTATGGAATGAGTCTTGGTATAAATTGGGTATGGACCCTATGGCAGGCATAGTTGAAGGTATGGAAACTCGTAGTACGTATCTTTTTAAGAACGATCATGATAGACTATTATTCATATTGAGGTGGAGTTGATGGCATCAATTCCCAAAATACAAGATTATGATGACGATGATCCATTAATGGAACAACGTAAAAAACGATGGGATTATTGGGCAGCATTAAAACTAGTGCGTAAAGAATATATGGCACAAAATAAAGAGTTTGACGCATATGATTTTGAAGATTACCTTGTAGGACAATATGGTATAAAGATGAACATAGTTAATGGTAACATAACTGATGGTTATGAGATTATTGACGAGAAGAAGTACCTATTATTTTTATTAAAATTCCAATGAACAATACACCCTTTCCCATAAAATCTTTACAAGATGGTAAATTTATAGTATCATGGCCTAAGTGGGAGAATATTAGACGTTTTGATACAAAGAAAAGACTATTAGATGTGTTATTTGGTGATATTGGTAGTGATGAAGTTGGTATAGGTATATTACGTATGAGTGATGAAGTTGATATTATGTGGATTAACTTAAACACATGGGCACGGGATATTAATGGAGACTACGCTAGATACCTAGAAGATATGTATGAGATTAAAGGTGTAGTATTTAATAATGAAGATGAAGCACTAAAGTTTCAGGATTACTTAGAGAAAAAATATATTTGGAAAACATTACAGGCATAATATGGCAAATCACATTATGATAGATATTGAGAGTTTAGATACAACACCTGATTGTGTTATACTAACCATTGGTGCAGTAAGATTTGATCCTAAAGGACAAGGGGTCGTAGAACGATTAGAACTACGTCCTACAGTTGAGGATCAAACAGAAATTTACAATAGAAGTATTAATGAAGATACCTTACGTTGGTGGAGTGAGCAAAGTCCTGAAGCACTTGAAGAAGCAATGGGTGACAATGGACGTATTCCATTCAAAGAATGTATGGAGATACTTTATAAGTTTTGTTGGAATCGTGATGCTGTTTGGAGCAATGGTGCGAGCTTTGACGTAGTTGTAATGGAAAATGCATTTAGACAAACAAGCAACAAACCTAATCCTATTCCCTGGCCTTTCTGGACTATTAGAGATACTAGAACTATTTACGATATTACGGGTGTGAAACTTAAAGATGGTGGTCACACCACAAGCCACAAAGCAGTAGAAGATGCAGAACGACAAGCTATTGTTGTACAGAAAGCATATATGAAATTAATTAAAGCAGAATTGGTAGCACCTAAATGAAAATATACGGCGAAATGTTACCTGGTTTAAAGTTCATTGAACACACTAAATTTAAAGACAATCGTGGTGATTTCTGTGAAACATGGAAAATACCAGACGATCAAATGCGTGGGACATTTCGTCAATTAAACACAGCAACATCAACACAATATGTTGTTCGTGGTATGCACAGACAAAATCAATATAAACTGGTTATGCCTGTAGTAGGTAAAATATTTGATGTAGCATTAGAGCCAGAGTCTGGAAAATGGTTTGCTATTGAATTAGATGAAACTAATGGTTTACTTGTCCCCCCACATTATGCACATGGTTATATGGCTCTAACTGAAAAAACAATAGTACAATATATAGTAGATATGCCATATGATAAAAGCATTGAAGAAAAATTTAAATGGAATCAATATTCAATTGAATGGCCCACAAACATAAATCCTATACTTTCGGAGAAAGATAAATGAAAGTAGGATTTAATTGTAGTAGTTTTGATTTATTACATGCCGGACATGTAACAATGTTAAAAATGGAAAAAGAGTTATGTGACTATCTCATAGTAGCATTACAAGTTGATCCTACTATTGACAGACCGGGCATTAAAAACAAACCATGTCAAAGTGTATATGAACGTTATGTTCAATTGCAGGCGTGTAAGTATGTGGATGAAATATTGGTGTACTCAACAGAATATGACTTGCTTCAATTACTAATGACCCAGACCATACATATACGTTTTTTAAGTGAAGAATACCTGAATAGAGATTTTACCGGAAAACAATATTGTATTGACAATGGTATTGAATTGTATTATCATAAGAGACAGCATAACTATAGTTCCAGTGACCTACGTGCTAGAGTTGCTATGTTAGAAAATACAAAAGATAATGCAGTTGATATTCCACAACACTCTACAGAATTGATTAAGAAATGAAAATTGATAGCGATATTGATATTGACTTTGGTGATAGAGATAAGTTATTACAGCTTATTAAGCATACTCCGGCGGCAATGCGTAATGTAAAACCAATGCGTAAACATGCAACAGGTGTTTATATTACAGATGTACCATATGATCCGGTCAATAATATGTCTAGTATTGATTATACTATTGCGGATAAACGTGGCTATTTCAAGCTAGATTTGTTGAATGTTCATGTTTATAATCAGGTTCGTGATGAACAACATCTATTAGAGTTGATGCATGAACCTGATTGGAGTAAGCTTAAAGATCCTGTATTTGTAGAGAAATTGATTCACTTAAACAATCAATACTACAATCTACAAAAGATGCCAGAACCAGTAGATAGTATCCCTAGATTAGCTATGTTTTTAGCTGTTATCCGTCCCGGTAAAAAACATTTAATAGGTAAACGATGGAGTGAGATTGCTAAAACTGTATGGGATAAGGGTACTGACGGATACACATTCAAGCAGTCGCATGCCATAAGTTATTCATGGCTTGTTGCTGTGCATATGAACCTATTAGGGTAAGCGTTTTACTAGTGTAATACTACGGCGTTTGCTTCTACGTTTGTTTAATTCAATGATACTACATACAGGACCATGTAGTATAGTAAGACTTTTGTTGTTGAATGTCCTAATATAGGGTTTAAAGATACTCCATTCGTCTTTTAAGAATAGATTAATAGGGATAAGTCTATTAGATTCCCACCACCAAACATCTCCTAACTCTAAGAATCTTTCTTTGATTTCGTTATCTATGATAGATCCATAATCATATATAGTGGTGACTATATCGTCCCTGTTTTGGACAATTCCTACATAATCCTGATTTGCGTAGGAACAAATGGTTATGAATGGGTGATTTTCGCTTAATCGTTTAAAAAACTCGTTTTGTATCATTAAAATTATAGTCTCGGATATATTTATCGCCCTTTTTAAACCATTAATAAATTAATATATATGGATGACTAAATACACAATAGGAGATTACATTTGTGTACTCAACCCAAGTTTTCATTTATACGCAACGCCAGATCGTTGTATTATTATCAGGATATTCGCCAAGGAGTTATATGCCTCAATATGCTAAACCATTGACCTTACACAAAGGTGTGGATAATCAAATACAGTTCCAATTTTTAAATCAGGAACAAAAACCAGTAGATATAACCGGTAAATCTATTACCTGTCGTTTAATTAACTATACAGGCGGAGAAATATTATTACAAAAAGCATTAACACTTCAATTGCCTGCAACAGGTATTGCAGCCTTAATATTAGGTCCCGCTGATATAGAAAATATTGATACACAAAAATGTTATTATTCTTTAGAAATACCCGTAGGAGAATTTGATTTCCCTGTGTTTGTAGACCAAAATGCAGGTGCTCGTGGTGATATGAACATTGTTAATAGCATATTACCTAGCTTTATTCCTTCTGAACCTGTATCAATTCCTACAGGACAAGCGTTCCCTAATAACAATAGTAATGGAAATAGTGATAGTAACTTAATATATTACACTAGTGTAATTACTACAAACGATAACCCTATCATTACATTGCAAGCCCGATATAGTGATTATTATGGAAATATTGCTATTGAGGGTTCTACTATAGTTGATGGCGATTGGTATCCTATCTTTGAAGATACATATGAAGAAGTAACCGATACAAAAGGTTATGTAGTTCAAGGATATCACCCTTATATTAGAATGCAATTTGAAAGCAATTCTGGTGCAGTAACTAATATATTGGCAAGATAATATAACCATAGCTGTTGATATCTTAGTTAGTATATGTTATACTACTACTAATGTTTGATATTTTATCCATAATTCCCGGCAAGAAAAAAACAACAAGTAGCGGATGGCATAGCTTTAATGCTATCTGCTGTGGCCATCTTGGTCACAAACCTGATCGCAGAATGCGAGGTGGTATTAAATTTGATGGGCAAACTAACTGGTCTATGCATTGTTTTAACTGTGGATACAAATGTAACTTTGTATTAGGTCGTAGCATAAGTTATAAAACAAAACAGTTGTTAATGTGGTGTGGTATTGATGATACACAAATAGGTAAGTGGAGCTTAGAAAGCCTACAACAAAAAGACTTACTTGATATTATCATACAAAAGAAAACTAAAATAAAAATCAAATTTAAGGATCACGAATTACCTGAAGGTGAAATGCTGGATGGCAATAATCCATTACACAAAGTGTATATTGATTATGTACAAGCTAGGGGGATAAATTATAATGAGTATCCGTTCTTAATAACACCTAATCTAAAAGGTCGTTATGCAAATAGAATAATTATCCCCTACACTTACAAGAATAAAATTGTTGGTCACACTAGCAGATTCTTAGATAATAAAATACCAAAATACATTAATGAACAACAAGCTGGATATGTATTTAATATTGATATACAGAAACCTGAATGGCAAGTATGTATATTAACTGAAGGTATATTTGACGCATTAAGTATTGATGGTATAGCAATCATGCATGATGATATAAGTAATGAACAAGCACAATTAATTGCATCATTAAATAAACAAATTATTGTAGTTCCTGATAGAGATAAGACAGGGTTAAAGTTATGTGATAGAGCATTAGAATTAGGATATAGTGTTAGTTTACCTAATTGGGAACCGGATATAAAAGATGTCAATGATGCTGTTGTAAGATATGGTAAATTAGCAACGTTATTAAGCATTTTACAAAGTGCTACAATGAGCAAAATAAAAATAGAAATACAGAGGAAGAAAATTGAGAAAACAATCGGATAATAAAGAATATACTGTAGAATTGCAGAAGTTGTTTTTACAAATGATGATTACTAATTCCGAGTTATACACTAGAGTTATGAACATTATGAACGCTGAAAACTTTGACAAAAGTTTGCGTCCTGTAGCAGAACTATTTAAAGAGCATACAACTAAGTATAGTGTATTACCTGACAGTACACAGATTAAAGCATTGACTGGGCAAGACATTGAAGTTATCCCTGAATTGTTGCAGGGGCATTATGATTGGTTCTTTGAAGAATTTGAAAGTTTTACTAAACGACAAGAGTTAGAACGAGCTATTCTAAAAAGTGCCGACTTACTTGAAAAAGGTGATTTTGGCCCTGTTGAAAAACTGATTAAAGATGCTGTACAAATTAGTTTACAGAAAGACATGGGTACAGATTACTTTGCTGATCCAGCCGGTCGTATTAACAAATACTTTAATAGTGGTGGACAAGTTAGTACAGGCTGGCCTCAGATGGATAAGATATTGTATGGTGGCATGAGTCGCGGAGAATTGAATATTTTTGCAGGCGGTTCTGGTTCAGGTAAAAGTCTTGTTATGATGAACATTGCATTGAACTGGTTGCAAGCAGGAATGAGCGGGGTATATGTTACATTAGAATTGAGTGAAGAACTTACTAGTTTGCGTACTGATGCAATGTTAACTAATATGGGTACAAGAGATATTCGTAAAGATATTGGATCAACTGAACTTAAAGTTAAGATGGTTGGTAAGAAAGCAGGACAGTATCGTGTTAAGGGATTGCCCGCACAAAGTAATGTAAATGACATTCGTGCTTACTTGAAAGAGGTACAAATACAAACAGGTATAAAAATTGATTTTGTAATGATTGATTATTTGGATCTAGTGATGCCGGTATCAGTTAAAGTTAATCCCAATGACCAGTTTATAAAAGACAAATATGTTGCTGAAGAATTACGTAATTTATCCAAAGAGATGGGTATATTGATGGTTACAGCTAGTCAGTTAAATCGTAGTGCAGTTGATGAAATTGAGTTTGATCACAGTCATATTGCAGGTGGTATTAGTAAAATTAATACAGCAGATAATGTGTTTGGTATCTTTACAAGTCGTAGTATGCGAGAACGCGGTAAGTATCAGATTCAATGTATGAAAAGTCGTAGTTCAACTGGGGTAGGAATGAAAATTGATTTAGAATATAATATTGAAACTATGCGTATTAGTGACAACGGGGGTGATGGTGAAGATAGTTATAGACCGCAACCTAGTGCTACTGATATTATGAGTAAGTTAAAGCCACAATCTACACTACAATCAACAGAGCCTATCATAGACCAGACTACAGGAGAAATTTTAGTACCTGAAAACAAGAAAATTGTAGTAGATGTACAGGGTTCAAAACTTAAAAGTTTGCTTAATAGTTTAAAGAAATAAACCGTAAAATAGATAAATACTATTAGGAAATTAATATGCAAAAACAAACTCGCAGCCTTCTACAGGAATTGGAAGCTATCGGCAATAATCGTGATACAAGTCATGTTATTGAGAGTAGAGCCCACAATATCATTACCAGTGCTATTAATTTATTAGAAATGATTAATAGGAACTATCCTAAAGAACAGGCAGAAATATTAGAAAGAAAACTGCTTGGGGCGATTAAATCCCGTGACCAAGGCAAGTTTTCCAAATCAATAAAAAAGAACAGCGACAAAGAGCAGTTATGAATTTATCAGAGGAATTAGCATTACTTAAATCTAAGATTGACACATTATCTATTAATGAAGATAAAGGTCATTTAGACCATCCTGAGGATTTAATCTTTTTAGGTGGAAGTGAGGGTGCTAATCGTGCGGTACAATCTACTGTTGCTACAGTTAATAATCCAGCTACAGTTACAATTAAATGGGATGGGTATCCTGCATTGATATTTGGGCGTAATAGTTCAGGTAAGTTTAGTATTATGGACAAGCATATGTTCAACAAGAAAGACGGCACAGGACGACAAGTATTCAGTCCCGAACAATTTGTACAATATGACCAATCACGTGGGGTAGAGCGTGATAGTTTATGGCCTATTATTAATGAGATATGGCCAGGATTAGAAAAAGCTAGCAAAGGTGCTAAAGGATATTATTGGGGTGATTTGTTATTTCATCAACCGTTAAAAGACCAAAATGGAAGTTATGTTTTTAAAGCTAATCCTAATGGTATTACTTATAAAGTAGAAGTTAATAGTCCAGTTGGAAAATTGATGGGTGGAAAACGTGCTGGAATTGCAGTACATCAATATATTGATTCTAATGCTATGACAACAGATGAAGCAGTAACATTGAATGGTAATATAGGACAATTAAAGAATAATAGTGATGTTGCTATTGTTCCTAGTGCTATGCCAACAGCACCTAAGCTTAAGATAGATACAACATTAGTAAAGAATGCACAAAATGCAATTAAGAAATATGGTCCTGCAGTAGATCAATTAATGAATAGTGCACCTCAAGCACGGAATACATTTAATCAATTGTTTACAGTGTATATTAATAAAAAGATTGTTGCTGGTGATTTAAACAATTTAGCTAACGGGTTCATGGATTTTGTAGAATCTAGACCTATGACAGAAAGAATGAAAGCTAAGATAGCTGAACATTTAAATCAAAACAAAGATGCTATTATAGGTGCTTTTACTATATGGTCTGCACTATACACCCTTAAAATGTCTGTGGTCAATCAATTGAATAAAGCCGCAGAAGTTAGCCCTGTTAAAGGATATTTACAAGATGGAACTGAAACTCATGAAGGTTTTGTTGCAAATGGCTTAAAATTTGTAGATAGAATGGGTTTTAGTCGTCAAAATCTATCCAATAGATAAGCCCAAAACCAACATTTTTTGTTACCAGGCATAAATAATAGTAGAGCTATATGCTCACAAACTTAAAGGAAATTTATCATGGCACAATTTACACGTGTAAACGGCGACTTCTTACCAGTCATTAACTATGACGCACCAGACTATACAAACAGCGGTGTTAACGCAGTTACTTCTGGAGCTACAGTTCAACCACAAGGTCCAAAATTGGACTTCTTCACTGTTACCTTCACTGGTGCATTGACAACAACTCAATTGAACGTAGCAGTTCAAACTATTCAACAATTAGCTACAATCTATATGTATGAGTACACAGATACAACTGATGACACATTGGCTGTTGCTGTTTACCCAGTTGGCGCATGGACAACTACATCTTTAGATGCAGCTTTGACAACTGCTGTTGAAGGTTGTACAGTTGCCGCTTCTGCAACATTTACAGGTTAATCTTTAACTTGAATAAAAAGGCCCGAGAAATTCTCGGGTTTTTTTACCTCTATTAAATAGTAATATGAGTTTTACTATTACTTGCTACACACTATTTGATATTACCCCTACCGGTATAACGAATAGGCATCGTCCGGTAGTTGATGAAGAAGTACCAAATTGGCTACAAAAAAGAAACACACAATGTAATTTTGATACAGTGATACAATCAATCTCATTAAGAAGTCAGCCTGATGTTACTAGAAATCCAGAAAAAATACAAATACGATTTGATGAATTTACTAACTTTGGATTTTTATATCAACAAATTGAAAATGAAAATTATGATTGTTGGTCATTTGATTTTGATATTCAACACCCTAGTGTTTTTAATGACGGAATAAATGAATTAGGATCATTGTACAGTGATTGTGATACAGTTCCTATGATTAAAACTGATACTGCTTGGGATAAACTTCCGGCATTTTTAGATACAAGTGATGAACTTAGAAATATATATTTTAAAGTAGTAAATTATGGTTAAACGTAATAATCCAGAAAAACAATTAGAAAAGTTAATGAAATCTGACTTTATTGATAAGTTAGAAGATGTTATTATTTTTCAAAACACTGATGGTAGCTATGAATTATTCAATACATATTATATCAATAAAACAGTAAAAAATGAATATATCGTTACAATGACAACTACATTTACTACACATACATTTAATGAACTAAAACACGCTGTAGCCTGGTGTACTTATGATAAACGAAATCTATTATATCAAGCTGAAAGGATACTATTATTAGATAACCTGCTAGCAGGGTTAGATGTTGATATATCATTGCATACTAAAATATTTAAAAATACTAAAAATTCCAATGATAAATTGATTTTTTTAGCCAAATTAAGTGAAGATAAATTGAAAAAGAAGCTGATTACTGATGAATTGTATACTTATATTAACGATTCTAAGCGTTGGCAGAACAACAGATTTAACAGAAAACCCGTACAATAAAACAAAAAAGATAAATACTTTATATTAGTCTTGGAATATAACTATGAAACTAACTGAATTTGACAACAAAAAAATATCAACTGCTAAACAAGCGTTGAATGAACACTATTCTCTTCCGTTCAATACAAAGAGAATGACCATTACGGAAACTAAGTCTATGCTTAGTAAAGTTCGTGGATTGATTAATGAAACTAAATCATCTGCTGAATTTTATCAAAGCCAAACTAGTCCTTCGTATATGAAACTAGTATTTATGGAACAAGCATTAGCTGACCATTTTAACTATCTGCAATCACTACCCAAAACTCGTATCGTTGTAGAAAACGAAGAAGTTGAAAAGTCACAGGTTGTTCTTGCAGCCCAAGATATGGTAGACCAAATACAGAAAATGGTTGAAGAAGTATCTGATATGCTAGTTAAAGAATTACCAGCATTAACATCAGGTGTTCAAAGCGAGATTGGTGTGAATGAGAGTGAAACATTCAACCAACAAGTTACAGAAGCATTGACTTCAGTACAAGCCGCATTGACACAAAGTAAAGGTACAATGCAATCTGCATTAAATGGTATTACTGGTCAAGGTGGTGATATGATGGGTGGTAACCCTGCTGATAATGCATTTGGTGATGATTCGGATGATATGTCTGCTGATTTAGATATGGATATGTCTGCTGATGTAGACGGTGATGAATTCAGCGTTGATGATGACATATCAGTTGAAGAACCAGATGAAGAAATGCCTGTAGCAGGCGCTGGCCGCGCAAAGAGATAATGTTCTTATTTGAGCTTGAAAATCCGAATCCACTATTAGTACGATTAGTTGCTGTAACAAGTCAGTTAACTAGTGATATTGATAGTGGTGCCGAACATTCGGATTGGACAGTTGATGAGTTATTACAATATTATAAAGATAATGATATCATATTAGCCAAAGAAGATTTGTATAATATGATTAAAAAGCCACCATTAAAGAATAAAATTTCAAATATTCAAGGTGATAAGGTTATATTTAAAGGTCAAGAAACACCTATTGAACCGGAAGAAGAAGATAGTAAAAAAGTTGTCAAACAAATGGCACGTAAAGCAATGAAGTAAGATGATTACGATCACCGAAAAAGCTTCCAATAAAATAAAACAAATAATAACAAAACGTGGTAAAGGTCTAGGAATACGAATAGGCGTCAAGACCACTGGTTGTAGTGGATTAGCATATGTACTTGAATATGTTGATGAATATAAATCTGATGAATCTATCATAAATTATGCACAACCAGAATTTATTGTATTAGTAGATAAGAAACATGATGTATACTTAAAAAATATGACAGTAGATTATGTGCGTAATGGGTTAAATGAAGGTTTTGAATTTAGTAACCCGAATGAACGTGATAGATGTGGTTGTGGGGAAAGTTTCCGAGTTTAACCTAAACGTTTGAATTACATTATAAAATATATTATAATAGCTAAATGTACATACCAAACAAATATAATTACGTTCCCATGAGCCGTGTAGAGATTGACGGCAAACGAAGATACGCTACACCTGATGGTGAGAAATTACCCAGTGTTACAACAATCTTAGATGCTACTAAAAGTGAAGAATCTAAGAAAGCATTACAAGAATGGCGTAAACGTGTAGGTGTCCAGAAAGCACAAGAAATTACAACAGAAGCCGCAGGTCGTGGAACACGAATGCACAAGTGGCTTGAAGATTATATTAAGACAGGAATACTCAATGAGCCCGGAAGCAATCCGTATAGCCAGCAAAGCCATAAAATGGCCCAATCAATCATTAATCAAGGTCTTAGTAAATGCAATGAATATTGGGGTACAGAAGTTCCTCTTTATTATCCGAAAATTTATGCAGGGACGACAGACTTAGTAGGAATACATGACGGTGATGAAGCTATCATGGATCACAAACAAACAAATAAGCCTAAAAAGCGTGAATGGATTGACGATTACTTTGTTCAATTAGCCGCTTATGCTAATGCTCATAATGAAGTACACGGTACAAAAATACGTAAAGGTGTCATTTTCATGTGTTCTGCTGATAATCTATATCAGGAATTCATATTAGAAGGATCTGATTTTGACAAGTATAGTGATATTTGGTTTAAACGTGTAGAGAAATATTACATGAGCTTTCTGTAAGAAATAATGATAAATAAGTGTAAATCTTCAAAGAATTACACTTATGGCCATTATACAGATATCTAAAATTCAACAACGTTCAGGTAACCTTGTAGACCTGCCACAATTAGACGAAGCACAATTTGGCTTTGCACAAGATGCTAGCCGATTGTTCATTGGTAAAACTACTGGAAATGCAGAAAACATTGAAGTATTAACTGCATATTCAAATATTACCTTTAGTCAAATTGAAGGATCATATGGTAACCTTAATATTAATATTTCTAATTCTAATGTTGCCGCTAATAGTGTAGGACAAGTATTAGCATTTGACGGTAACAATTGGATTAACGCCGGTGCAAATGCCGGTGGCCTAATAAATTTAGGCGATGTAGCTAATCTTAAAATTGGTGGCGCAGGCGGTATTGGTTATATTTTAGAAACAGATGGTTTAGGTAACTTAAGCTGGACTCCAAAAGGAACGTTATATACAAAAATTATAGGATTGTCTAATGCAACTCCTATTGTGATGACAGTAGCCAATACCGTTCCTTACACTAATCAACAATCTATTACAATAAGCGGTGTAAATGGTGCAAGCAATACTATTGTTAACGGTAACCAATTTTACGTTAAGTTAGCTAGCAATTATCCTGTAACAGGAAACGTAACATTATATTCTGATGCCTTATTAACAGTTCCAGTTAACGGTACAGGCTTAACATATACAAATTCTCCAAATGCTATTGCTACATCAATTATTGGTGGAGGTAGTGGTATAGGAACTCCCGGTGGTTCAAATACATGTGTTCAATTTAATGAATCCGGTACATTTGCCGGTAATGCTGGTTTCACTTTTAACAATCTTACCGGTGTATTAGCAGTACCGGGTAATATTACTGCACCTAATGCAAGTTTAGGCAATGCGGTAACAGCTAATTTCTTTATTGGTAATTTTTATGGTACAGCTAATCTAGCTACATTTGCAACTACAGCCAATAGTGTAGCCGGTGCTAATGTATCAGGTGCGGTGTCTTTTGCAACTACAGCCAATAGTGTAGCCGGTTCTAACGTATCAGGTGCGGTGTCTTTTGCAACTACAGCTAATAGTGTAGCAGGTGCTAATGTATCAGGTGCTGTGGCTTTAGCAACTAGTTCTAATGGGGTAGATGGTGCTAATGTTAGTGGGACCGTAGCGCAAGCAACAACAGTAATGGGAGCAACACAAAATAATATTACTACACTCGGGGCGTTAACAACCCTAAGTACAGGGTCTAACATAACCGCAGGTTCTATTACAGGTAATTGGACATTAACTAGTGGTTCAACTTTACAAGCAACATACGCCGACTTAGCAGAATATTATGTAGCAGATAAACCTTATAAACCTGGTACTGTATTAGCATTTGGTGGTGATAAAGAAGTTACAATAGCAGAAGATGCTACTACCCGTGTTGCAGGTATTGTTTCAACTAACCCAGCATATGTATTGAATACCTCATGTGAAGGTGAGCATACTGTTATATTAGCATTACAAGGTCGTGTACCATGTAAGGTTCGTGGCAATATTAAAAAGGGTGATATGTTAATAAGTGCAGGTAACGGGTTTGCTCGTCCTACACTAGTACCGTCAATAGGCACAGTAATTGGTAAATCATTAGAAAACTTTGATGGTGTAGAAGGTATAATTGAAGTAGCAGTCGGTAGACTTTAAAATAATAGGAAAAATAAAATGGCAGCAGTAATTTACACAGCAAATGGAACAAGTCAAAGAACGTCAGCCGCTACTACGGACAAGGTTCGTATTTCTACAACAACATCAGCTATTGCAATAGCAGTAGGCAATTCAAGTGTCACAGCCAATTTAACAGCTTGCGAAATTATACCAGCAAACACAGTAGATAATAGTTTTATAGTAGGACAAGGTAATTATATTGCTTATATTAATGTTGCAGGTACTGCCGGTGCATTTAGTATTACTGATTTAGGTGCAAATCACGCAAACACAGGTACTGAATAATATACTTTTTAGATAAATACATCATACACTCTCAATTCGGAGAGTTTATGCAGTAACCCACTGCGTAGCGGCTAGAACCCGCACATAACATTAAGGAAAAACAAATGGGACGTCCTCTAAAAATCGCAAAGGCGCAAGCCATATTAACAATCACGGCTACAAATGCAACAACTGAAGAAGTAACGGTTTCTCAAAACCTCTCAACTTTGGGTGTTATCAAAGGTATGCCATTTATTCCAGCAAGTACAACAGGTGGCTTAACTGCTAACACAACTTACTGGATTTTAAATGTAACAAGTAACACAACTTTTACAGTATCTGCAACAGAACTAAGTGCAAATCCAACATATACTCCAGTTAACTTGAGTGGTACATCTGGTACAACAGTATCAACTTCAGTTGGTGTAGTTGATGCATATTTCAACAATCCAAACGGTGGTGTTGGTTTCCCAACAACAAACAGCAATACATACTCTGTCGTTGGTGGTAACACAGCAATCATTGGCCCACAGGTTCTACCACGTGTTGCTATTGGTATTAATGGTACAGGTACATTGTATTCTGCCACAAATACTGCATATGTAACTGGTATTGGTACTGATTTAGCCAATACATTAAGTGTTGGTTCTGCTATTCAAGTAGCAAGTGCAAACATTAACGGTAGCACAGATTACACCACTATAGGTTTTGCTAACGCAGTTCCTGGGTTAACAACAGTTGCTGTTGCTAATACACAAAATACAGGTAACATCATTGGTACTTCAGGTAATGCTCAGACATTGCTTGCTAATGGTACAGTAAGATTTACTGCTAATTTGGGCGGTTTAGTTTCTGGACAAGTTTATTTTGTTAAAGCAATTGCTAATGCATCCGCATTCACTGTATCTAACACATTAGGTGGTGCAGAAGTTGCTCTATCAAATGCTACTGGTACACCAAATGCACAGCAAGACGTAGTTCAACTAGTTGCAAATGCATCCGTTGCATCAACAGGAGCCGCATTCGTTTATGCAGATGATGAAGCAGGTTTTATTGTTCGTCAAAAAGGTAAACAGAAGTATCTAGTAACAGGTGGAACAACTGGTTTAACATCACAATGTTTATTGGCTAACGTTGCTAATACAGCATTGACACCAAACACAATGCGTATTCTTGCTACATATGCTAACAGTGCTACTCAAACAGTTCAGAGTCTATCTGATCACACAGGCGAGTTGTTTACTGCTACATCTGGTCCAATTGCTACAGGTAACATTGTTCTTGCTAATGCTACACCAGTATATGTAACATTCAATACTGCGGCAGATGCTAATGCAGATGCAGGTCAACCTTACTCATTAGTAACTATTGCTAATGCTTAATTATGACAACTGGTAGAACTATTAAAATGCCAAAAACCGAAACTGATATCGCTGTACTTCAAATTCAAGTTAAAAATATTGAACAAGATGTCAGCGAGATCAAAACTAGCCTTAAAGAAATGCATGAATGTCTTGACCGTAACGCAACTGAAACTAGAGAACTTCTAACTAATATGCGTAACGAAGATATGTTTGCTCATAAAGAACTAGGAGCAAAAGTTTCTGCTTTAGAAAAGTGGAGATGGATGCTGATGGGTGCAGGTATCGTATTAGGATCACTAGGATTTGATATGATAACAAAACTACTAAAATAAAAAAAGAGACTTAGGTCTCTTTTTTTGTAAGTGCTTTTAATTTTTTCTGTACAACATCAAAGTTTACAGTACTAAATAATCCAGGATGTAATGGTTTAGGATATTGATTATCACCTACCCAAGCATAACCACAATGTTCATCATTTAATATTGGAGTAAATTCTTCATCTATTTTGCAAAAAAATGTATGATATGTAAATGTATTATTTACAAACTTTTGTATAGGTACTAGTTTTGCATTTTCTGGAAAGTATCTAATTTCTTCAATACATTCTCTTTCAATACCTACAAGTAATGTTTCACCATTTTCTATTTTACCACCTGGAATGCCCCAGTTGCCCGGATTTTTATTGTCCGTTCTAAGTAGGTATAAGAATCGTTGTGTGTTTTTAGCGTAAAAGAAAACGCCTGCGGAGATATTGTTCATGTGCTATGAAAGTATAGCATAAAGTAATTTAAATTACAATACTATAATCACCCTGATCATAAAACCCTTCCCAACTTTTCATCCATACATCTTCTGTATTAACATAACGATACTGTATGCTGGTTGTCAAATTGGTAACATATTCTACAGTAGTAGCTTGGGCACTATTAAATGATACAAACCATTCTCCTGTACCACCATCATATTCAATAATATCATTAGCATATGCTACAACATTACCCCATGCAATAGTTGTATCACCTTCATGGCCAATGTTATCTACAATAAGATATCTCATTCCATTTTCTGCGGGAGGTAACCCTGCATTTGGTCCAGTGACTAGTGGGTTAATCACGCTGTCTACAGGATCCAATGTATTTTGGGGCAGGGTATCTGGGTCAATATCATATATCAATAATCTATCATCAACTGGATCGGGTACAATAGTACCAACAATCTCTGTATCCATAAACGGATTCTGTAACCATATCTGACTAATGCCGGGTCTCAATGTTCCGTATACATTTAATAAAGCCGACCAATATAAACTTGTGTTAGGGTTAGGAGGTAAATCTAAATCTTCATTGCTTGGATAGAAGTCCTGATTAGCCGGTAATAATTGTAAACTGTTACCAATCAATAATAACTTATAACCGTATGGTGTAATCTTTTGTCTAGTACCTAATAATAAATCGTCATTCTGAATATCATCAAGTGCTTTACCAGAAAATATACTAGCAATAATCTTTTCAATAACGCCCATTTTTTTAAGTTTAGCCGCATTGCTAATCCATATTGGCATATAGAATTTCCAACTCAATACATCAATCGGATTACCTGTACCTTGTGGAATAGTACGACTACTAAAAGTTAAACCATCTTGGTAAACAACACTTAAACTAGTCCAATCAATAAAGTTATCAGTACTTTGTATCTCTAATGAAGGATTGAATAGTGTGCCTAATTGTTCAATCAATTGTAATTTTTGATTATAGTTAGTTGTCCAAAAATCTACACTCATACGTAATGTATAGGGTACTGGCATTAATCTTTCTACAGTAAATGCTTGCCCTTGTACAGTTTCATATTGCTGTGTCTCTGCATTATAGCTACGTTGGCGAACTTGAATCTTATCAATAAAGGTAGGATCTTGTGTTCGTCTTTGGTCATATTCTAGACCAGTAATATAATATGTAATTAATGGAGCACTAGGTAAATTACTAGCACTATTGTTAGCAATGATAGTACTTGCTTGACGACTACTATCACCATACATAACTGGTACACGAACTAATATTTCATTACCATTAGGATCTTTTCCTTTAGTAACATACCAATTACTAAAGATTTTTCCAAATTGAATTAGAAATCTGCGTACCTGATTATCGTAGAAAAATTGTGCCATTTATTAAATTACCGGTGGAATTGAGTCTGGTGCTATTGTCAAAATAGTTGACAGAGCTTGTTTCTGTGGAATCTCTGTTCCACTAGTTGTTACTGTAACGTTACTGTTATTTATGAAGCTTGATTGTTGTGACAAATCTTGTTCAGTAAATCCTGTTTCTGTTCTTACGTTCTTAGATATACGAACCCATAATCTTCCGTCCCAACGATAGAGAATTTGCGGTAGATAATCTGTACGTAAGAAATATGCACCAACTTGAGGATTCTGTGGGAAACTAATGCCTGCTCCTGTTGGGAATCCATTTGGTGCTTCACCTGTGCCATCTAAGTAACCAGTAGTATATCCAAAACTTCTTGGACTACTACGTGCAATATATTGGAATCTAGGATCAGCATCAGCACGATAATCCATAGTGTTTGGGCCATATGGTTCTGTGCCTGTAAAATTAGGTGCTACAGGATTTTGATCTGCAAACGCATATGTATTATCAGATGTACCATAAGGCCCAGTTATAGGTCCTGTGGGTAAAGCAGTTAACACTATTTCATTTTCAACAGGTCCTGAACCATTGCCTATTAGGGTTGGCGCAATTGATGATATTTCTAAGTTTATTTGTCTAGCAACTTGTAATGGATCCACTAACGTATCTACCGTCATATCCCAAATACTTTTTACAGTTGCTTTTGAAATACGTAATACAGGACTTGCATTTTTGTACATTGGACTACGCACTATTGAAACTACTCCGGTAGCTACTTCAGGTGCACCGTTATTATTTGCAAGAATGTTTATAGGAGGGGCTGGCTGATTATATTTACCTGATAATTCTGTATTAGTTTCATATTCACCATATGTAGGTACAATATATAAATTATTTCTGTCATAACCTGCTTTAGGAACTAATCTACTTGCTTCATCTAATATAGCATTATTGATTTGTAAATTCTTATTATATGTAGCAAGAATATCTTTAAGATTCTGATTAGGATCTAATTCCCAATAACTAGTATTAGTTCCCGGTAATATTCCAATTGGCACTTCTTGTTTAGTAATATAATTTTTATCACCATATGTAATAACATAACCGGCTGGATATGTTTTATCGGCTTCCCATAATCCAAGATAATTATCCTGATTAATTGGTTCAGATAATATCTGACTAAATTCTTCACTATCAACTAATGGTTCACATTTAATACGCCATAAATGCGGATACCAAGTAGGACTAAATCCTTCACTAGCAAAATTACCATCTGTTATTTGATAAAATCTCTTTAATGCTACCGGAATAGTTTCTTTTAATGGATTATAATCTAATAAGTGAGGTAATTCTAATACATCACCCACCATTAACTTACGACCAACTAAATCAATCATATCATTATAATGAACAGTAATAAAGATAATGTCGTTATTTAAAAATAAACCAAATTGACTTAAATCAAAATCTAGATTTTGTACATTATAATGACCACGCAATCTATAAATGTTAGGGTCATATGTTCTATCTCTATTCTCTAAAAATAGTAAATCCTGTATATTAGTAGGATCTAATGAGTCATATTCAGGTTGTGTATAATCAATACTAGGTCCTTGATTAGTTGGACCTAAATATTTATGAATATATAAATCAGTGGCACCAACAGTAAACATCTCTGATATGGTTCTATCAAAGAAACGATAATCGTTTGATTTTGTCGGGTGATATAATGAGAGTCTAGGCATATCTATTATTTATCGTTTATATGTCATCCGTTAAATAGCTGTAGAAATGGTTAATTTTAAGGTTGACAACAAATGGAATATCTGCTATAATACACAAATGCGCTATAAATTTAGGAGAAACTAATGGCAACACGTAAACCCATAAAGAAAGTCATTAAAGCTAGTGATTATTCACAGGTTAAGACACTTAACCCCAAAGACCCGGATACAGAATATTTAGGCCCTGAACCTATGTTTGCCGTACAGCCTGATCCAGATAGACGCCGAGTTGCACTTATGCGTAGTTTTACATGGTATGGTCGTTTTTATGGTAAAAAAGATGCTAAAGAATTCTTAGCACAATACTTAGACCTACGTGAACGATCACAAGAGGCTAAAATCATGCGTAAGATTGATGAGAAAGAATGTATCAATACACTATGCTGGTTGGCACGTATGGAGTTACGTGGTCTAGAACTATCTGAAACAGAATCAGATACATTACAAAATGAAATTAAACGTTTATTAGAATCAGTACATAAGCCACAATTAATTGAGCAATCAGCAACTGGTGCGCCCGAAGCACCAACAAGACCTAACATTCAGGATATCTTAAAAGATAAAGCACGTGAAGCCGGTGGTGAACTGGAAGGATTGTTTGATGAATATATTACATCAGGTGCTGGATCTAAACATACATTACGACCAATTGATGAAGTGGCTAAAAAGAATGTGATGCCACAACATATCAATTTGTTGACCGAAGTTTGGAAAAAGAAACTGAATGAAATTGAAGAAGTTATTAAAGGTAATGATAGTCAATTAGTGCAGGGTTATCAACATCTAACAAAAACACAATTGAAAAACATTGTAAAGTTTATTGAATTGGTCATCAATGATTTGAACAGTTACATTAGTGTTAAGAAAGCCGCTAAAGCTCCTAGGGCACGTAAGGCAGTACCAGTAGAGAAACAAGTAGCAAAACTTAAGTATCTTAAAACATTCAAAGATACTGCAAGTAAACTTGATTTAGTAAGTATTAGTCCTATCAAGCTTCATGGTGCAAGTGAAGCTTGGGTATATGATACTGCAAAGCGTAAATTACATCATTATATTGCTGATGAGTATAGCAAAACATTTACAGTTAAAGGTAGCACTTTGTTAGGTTTTGATACAGCACAAAGTGAAGTTAAAACATTGCGTAAGCCGGGCGAACAGATTAAAGAAGTTATGGGTAGCAAGCCAGCCGCACGTAAATACTTTAAAGATATTAAAGCAGTTAGCACAACACCTAATGGTCGCTTTAATGAATCAATGATTATCCTGCGATGTTTTTGATTTATGCGGGCCCCTAGGACCTCTCATCTTTGCTATAGATTCTTCACTGTGTTTGAATTTACCCTTCATAGGTGAAGTACCTCGTTTAGGACTAATTCTTTTGAATGCGAGAGTCCCACGAGGCCCCTTCATATTAGATTTATGTTCTTCTGAAAAGGTTTTTCCTAGCTTAGATTCACTAATCTTTTTACACCACTCATCATCAAATACTCGTCCGGTTAGTTTTTCACTAAGTAACTTTTTAGTGTCCTCATTATGTTTTCTTCCCTTGTTTAGTTGTTTACCAAAGTGTCCATTTTTAGAACCTGTACAACCAGGATGGCCAACAGGAGCACCATCAGCTCCGTTTTCTTCAATTAAATTGGCCCAATGAACCGAGTTGACAATATTATTATCCTTTGAGAATTTTAACGCAAACAATGTACATTCATCCAATGATTGAAATTCCCAAACCTTTAAAGTTTTGATATACTCGGTGCCGTGTTTTTTTATATGGCGTTGCCAATGTTTACCGGATCCGTGATATCTACGAACGTTCCGAGTTGTTTTACCGAAGTATTTTAATCTGGTTTTTGTATGAATTTTTATATACAAATAAATAGTCATGCTGGCGCCCCTTTTCAAAATGACAGCGTTAGAGTCTCTGGGTTTGTGGTGAACCGCGAGAGACATTTTTGTTGACACACAAATTATTTTGTGTTATACTTATTTATCATAACATGATTATATTGAAAGCATTTTAAGGAGATATTATGGAAATAAAAGAATTTACAGTTAAAGATAATGAAGCTTTTAGATTGCGTGTAAAGCAATGGAGAGCTATTAATCCCAGTGACCTCTATGCAGTTGAGTTTATTCAGGAAACAAAAGATAAAAAAGGTGATGTTGACATGAGTTCAACCTACAGTTTTTATATGAGTGAAAATGAGTTAGAATCACTTGCTAAAGGTTTGTACGGATTGATTGGAAAATAATGTCACAAAACATTGATTTAAACAAATACAAAGATTTTGTAGAAGCCGTGACAAGTAAAGCAAGCAATGATTTAACAACCTTCATGGATCGTTGTGATGAACTTGATAGTAATTATATTGGTGATGGAGTACATGGTCCTGATATCAATGTACCATTGTTATTGACTGCTTGTTTAGGATTAGCGGCTGAAGGTGGTGAGTTTATTGAAGTGCCCAAGAAGATGTTTTTTCAGGGTAAACCATTGACTGAAGCTGAAGTATTTCATTTGAAGCGTGAGCTAGGTGACGTTATGTGGTATTGGATTAATGCTTGTCGTGCGTTGAATTTAGATCCAAATGAAGTTATTGCCGAGAATGTTCGTAAGTTAGAGAGTAGATATCCTGGTGGTAGTTTTGATGCGTTTTATAGTGAGAATCGCAAAAAGGGTGATATCTGATAAATATGTTAAAGGATAACATATTATGGATATCGGACAAGGAATAACATTTGGGCAGGGCGTAAGAATTACACCACAGCCTCCTCCCTCAAGCAAAGCTATTTTTGGATATGGCTACACAAATACTCCGGTATCAATAACAAACCTAGTATCAATTATAGGTGTTGTTGCTACTGATACGACAGGTGTAGGTACAGTTAGAAGTCAACTTGCAGCCGCAGGTTATGGTACTGATAAAGCTATATTTGGATATGGGGCAGATGTTGGAGCAACTCCACTTTCAATGACTAACAAGGTATCAAACACCGGGGTAGTAGCCACTGATACCAGTGGTGTAGGCACTGCTAGAAGGAATCTAGCAGCCGCAGGTTATGGAACAGACACCGCTATTTTTGGATATGGTCAAAATTCTTCTGATACTAGAGTATCAATGACCAATTTAGTTTCAAATACAGGTGTTGTTGCTACTGATACCACAGGTGTAGGTACTCAAAGATTTAGTTTGGCGGCGGCAGGGTATGGTACAGATAAAGCTATTTTTGGATATGGATTCAATGGTTCTACCTATGTGTCAATGACTAATTTAGTATCAAACACAGGTGTTGTTGCTACTGATACTACGGGTGTTGGTACTACTAGACTAGGATTAGCGGCCGCCGGTTATGGTACTGATAAGGCTATTTTTGGTTATGGCAGTAGTTCGGGTGGTAAACAATCAATAACCAATCTAGTAAGTAACACAGGTGTTGTGGCCACTGATACTACAGGAGTCGGTACTGCTAGAAATAATCCAGCGGCAGCAGGTTATGGTTCAGGCACCGCCATATTTGGATACGGGATAACAGACGCTGCCAGAGTCTCACTAACTAACTTAGTAAGTAATACTGGTGTAGTAGCTACTGATACAACAGGCGTTGGTACTGGAAGGGATACATTAGCAGCCGCAAGTTACGGTTACGCATAATAGGTTACAAGACTATAGTATAAATACAATATTAAGGAATAATGTATGGCAATAATGATCACAGGTGGAGTAGTTTTTTCCGGAGGAGTGAGTATTATTCCACCTCCTGTGGTTACTTCCCCAAACGCAGGATGGTATGCTGGTGGATTTACTACTGCTCAAGTATCTTCGGTAAGTCGTAGTACATTTGCCACTGACACTGCAACGACAGTTACTCGCGGTTCATTAACATCTACTACATTTTTTGCCGCATCCGGTACCGGTACAAATACAGATGGATGGTATGGCGGAGGATACATTGCGCCTGCATCACCTAGATCCTCTGTAAATCGTATTACTTATGCAACCGATACAGCAACCGCAAGTTCAAGGGGTCCACTCGCAGCCAGTGGTTATGGAACAAGTGCAACAAGTGACGGTGCTACTTATGGATGGTGGGGAGGTAGTACTACCGGTTCAGTTTGGTCTTCTGTTGTAAGTAGAATAATATTTGCAACCGATACTGCTACTGCAACCGCACGTGGACCATTAACCGCAAGCAAGTCAGGGATAGGGGCAACAGGTAATACAAATGATGGTTGGTACGCAGGCGGAAGGACTTTGCCTAGTTATATATCTACTGTAGACCGAATTACATATGCAACTGACACTGCCTCTGCAGTTGCACGAGGTCCGTTAGCTGTAACTAGTAATAGAATGGCAGGGACGGTGACTGATATTAGTACATACGGTTGGTATGCTATAGGATACAACGGAGCAGTTGGAACTTCTTCTATGATACAACGTATTACATATGCAAATGATACAGCCATATCAGTTGCCCGTGGTCCATTGACTAGTGCAAAATATTATGGCGCGGCTACGAGTGACAATTCTACATATGGTTGGTTTGCTGGCGGACAACCCGGCCCTACATCAGGGATAAATCGTATTACTTTTGCAAACGATACAGCGACCGCAACAGATAGAGGTAATTTAGTTGCCGCTAGTTGGACCATAAGTTCTTCTTCAGGTATCCAATAACATTAAATGGTCTCTATGGCTGAACCTGATAAATACATTATACAGGTAAACAACTATGACTGCAAATATACTCTCAACACCCTCAGGTCTAACATTAGATGAATTAAAACAAGCTCTATTCCAAAACGTTAGATATCGTTTAGGTGACGGCATTATTGATTTAGAACTAGACCCACAACACTACGAAGCGGCATATAACTATGCCATCAAAGTTTATCGTCAAAGGGCACAAAATGCTACAGCAGAATCATATACTCTTTTTACAGTAGAAAAAAACGTAGATACTTATACACTTCCTAGTGAATTTATCAATGTACGTTCTATCTTTCGTAGAACAGTTGGTCTAGAAACAGGACCATCAAGTAGTTCATTTGATCCATTCAGTTCAGCTATTCTAAACACATATTTGCTAAACTATAACTATGCAGGTGGTATGGCAACATATGACTTCTATGCAGGTTATGTTGAACTAGCTGCCAGAATGTTTGGTGGATATGTTATCTATACATTTGATCCAGTTACTAAAGTATTGCGTATTGTGCGTGATCCAAAAGGATCCGGTGAACGTATATTGATTTGGGCTGATGTACAAAGAACACAAGAAGTATTATTACAAGATCCGGGTGCTGGCGTTTGGATTGGAGATTGGGTATTTGCTACATTAAAAGGTATCATTGGTGAAGCACGTGAGAAGTTTGCTAGTATTGCAGGCCCAGGTGGTGGCACAAGTTTGAATGGTGCGGCAATGAAGGCAGAAGCTAAACAACTTCAAGAACAATTGATACAAGAATTGAAAAACTACATAGATGGATCACAGCCCTTGACATGGATTCAAGGTTAAATTAACTTGGGTTTGAGGATAAGGCATAAATACAAGTATGAAAAACATACTTGCAACCATAATTGCTGAAGATACAAGTTATAATAAATCTGTAACTAGATATTTGAGTAAAACACATCCTGAATTATGGGATAAAATATTAGAAATAACCTCTTTTTTACCAAAAGATGCTAAACCTAAACAAAGAGTGTGGCATGTATTACATGAAAAATATTCCATAGAGTTATGTCCAATTACCGGAGAAGCATTGCGATGGAATGAAAAAGATTACAGAAGATTTGCGTCCATTGAAGCAAAAAATAAAGGTATCGGAAAGATAGTCAGTAGTGCAACTACTGGTAATCATTGGAGACAAAAAGATCCTAAAAAATCTATGCGAGCTAATGAAAAATTCTCAACAGGCTTTAAAAATGGTGAACATAAGCCATGGGAAGATCGCAATAGAGATTATGAAGCTAGCTTAGAAGCAGCCAGAAAAACTTGGATGGAAAAATATGGAGTTGATAATCCCTCTAAATGTCCTGCTATACGGCAAAAACTTTCTAAATCTGCAATCAGTAGATATTCAGGAGTAGATAGAACTCTGGAAGTAGAATATTATAACGCTGTTAAATTGGTCACTAATAAAAACTGGTATGAACATTTTTATGATATTAATCCTAATCGGTTGTCAAGAAGTAGAGACCTTCACTTAGATCACATTTACAGTATTAGTGAAGGATTCAAAAATAATATCCCGGCTGAAGTGATTGGGCATTGGACTAATCTAAGATTAATTCCAAAAATAGAAAATTCAAGTAAGGGTGCTAAATGTCATAAAATGTTAGAAGAATTATTTGAGGATTATAATAGGGCAAACTCTAATTGACATTACTATTAGTATATGTCATAATCAGCTTATGAAAAATAAAATTATAGGTGTGTGTGGCCTGATAGGTAGCGGCAAAGATACGATTGCCGACTATCTTTGCACATTTCACGGATTCAAACGTGTTAGTTTTGCGGCATCATTGAAAGATGCAGTAGCCAGTGTATTTGGTTGGAATAGAGAATACTTAGAAGGTTCTACTAAAACTAGTAGAGCTTGGCGAGAACAAAAAGATGAATGGTGGAGTAATCGTTTAGGTATGGAAATCACCCCACGATGGGTATTGCAATACTGGGGAACAGAAGTATGTCGTAACGGGTTTCATAAAGATATCTGGGTAGCAAGTGTAGAGAATAAGTTACGACAAACAGATGAGAATATTGTGATTACAGATTGTCGTTTTGCAAATGAAGTTAATTCTATTAAAAGTGTAGGTGGAATCACTATGCGAGTAAGCAGGGGTGAACGTCCGTTATGGTATAGTGCGGCAGTTGATTACAACAATGAACCTGAGGGTAGTGAACAAAGACAAAAAGCTATGGTAGAGTTAGCAAATTATGCTGTTCATGCCAGTGAATACTCTAGTATTGGGTTATTGTATGACCATTATATTGATAACAATGGCTCAATTGATGAGTTACATAAGCAAGTAAACTCAGTGGTCAACTTGTAAGTCTCCTCGTTTCCAAGTAACTTCTTTCTTTTTAACTACTTCCACACAGTTAAGACAGATACTACGTAAGTTAATTAAGTCAGCATTTTCTAAATTACCGTCAATATGAAAGACGGTAATTTGACTAGTGAATAGACTTTTGAAGCCGCATAAATCACATGCGGCTTTTTTCTTATAACCCTTAGTTTTCCATTTAGGAGTTCTAGGTTTAAGTTTATTTTTCTTTCTCCCACATTCATCACACATGCTTCTATAGTGTGTTATGCCTAGCCGTTTATAGTTAACAGCGCAGTGGTTCTTTCCGCAAGTATTGCATATAGGTCTCATAGTGTATTTACTCTAGGAACCTTCAAAGGCACGGTAACTAAGTCTTTTTAAAGGTATTTGATAAATATTAGTATGCAAACAGGTAGTAAACCTTAAAATTTTACATAAAGGAAATATAAAATGGCATTAACATCTCCAGGCGTAGAAGTATCAATCATTGACCAGAGTCAATATCTTCCAGCCCCAACGAATTCCGTACCACTTATTCTATTAGCAACAGCACAAAACAAAGCTGATGCATCTGGAACAGGTGTAGCAGCCGCAACAACGGCAGCCAACGCAAACAAACTATTCCAAGTAACAAGTCAACGAGACTTAGTAAACTTATATGGAACACCGTTCTTCTATACAACGACAAATGGTACACCAATTCAAGGTTATGAGTTAAATGAATATGGTTTATTAGCAGCCTACTCAACATTGGGTGTAACAAATCGTTGTTATGTATTACGTGCTGATATTGATTTAGCTAGTTTAGTTGGTCAGACAGGTCGTCCAACTGGCAATCCAGATAACGGTACATATTGGTTAGATAGTACATCAAGCACATGGGGTATATATCAATTTAACCAGACCACAGGTGAATTCACATTACAGACTCCTATTGTTATTACAAATACTAGTGATTTAACTTCAGGTATTCCAAATAACAGTATTGGTAATATTGGTGATTATGCAGTAAATGCATTACAAAGCACAAGTTATCCTTCTAACCAGTCAACTCAGACGTATTTTTATAAAACATCAAATAATGAATGGGCTGTATTAGATGATGAAAATTGGAGATTAGATATACCGGCCGTACAGGGGTCAAACTCAAATCCTACATTGACGGCTGGTAATACGTTTACTATTAGTATGTCAGGATTGTATTCAACAACTATTACAGTTCCGGCAGCATCTAGTAATACTGTAGCAGGTGTAGCCGCGTTAATTAATGGTTTAGGATGGGCGGGATTATCTGCAGAAGTACGTAGTGGTAAACTATGTATGTTCTCTAATCAATATTTAAATACCGGTACTCCTAGGATCGTTATTACAAATGGTACAGGTACTGCACTAGCTGATATGGGTATTGTAGCTGGTACATATAACCAACCGTCTGTACAATATGGTACTAGTGCTCAAATGCCATTATGGTCAGCTAATCAATCATCTCCTCGTCCTACAGGTTCTGTTTGGATTAAAGTAGGTTCAGCAGGTAATGGATTAAATCCAGTAATGTCAGTATTCAATGGTACTACACAAGTTTGGCAAAATAAAACTATAGGCTTGTACACTAGTGATTGGACAGCTTCTGCGGCTTTAGATGCAACCGGTGGTCAAGCAATCCCAGCTGGTACAATATATTCTCAATATAATTATGATTCGCAAACACCAGTAAGTCCTGTATATTTCTGGGAAAGAATCGCTACCGGACCAACAGTAGTAACAGGTACTAATACTAATCCTAATTTTACAAGTGGTCCATATTATATGAGAGTGTTTGCAAGTGTTCCAGGCAGTTCTTCACTATCTGGCCCTCATGCTTTTACATTAAATGATAGTAGTGATGCTACTGATTTTGTCACAGCTTGGCAAGCAGCCACTATACCATACACAACTGCTGTAGTAACAGCAGATGGCGCTATTCAACTAACACATACTACAGGTGGAGAAATTATTTTAAATGATACTGTAAATTCTTCATTTGTAGGTACTGGTGAGTCTAATGGTTTACTAGCAGAAGCAGGGTTTGCAATAGGTGATACTGGTGTAAAATACGGTACTTATGCTACTGGCTCCTTTACAAATGCACCACAATTATCTACTTCAGGTTCAGGAACTAGTGCAACTTTATCAGTTATTTCATATTACGGTCACTATACAATGTCTGGATCAGGTGTAACATCAGGTGGAAGTGGATACACTGTGGGTGATACTATTACTGTTTCAGGCGAAAGCTTAGGTGGTGCGGCAGGTACTAACAATTTAGTTGTAGAAGTTACAGCAGTCTCTGGTGGTGTTGTAACAGCAGTAACATATATCTCTGGTACACCTACAGTATCATATAGCGTACAATTAAGCAATTGGGTTGAATTCACTTACACTTCTAATGAAGGAGAACCAGCTGTTGCTCCTGCTAATGATACTAACTGGTTCTACAGTGTAGTAGACCAAGTTGATATTATGATTAATTATGCCGGTTCATGGTATGGTTACGGTAACAGAGATTATGATAGTAATGGTTTCCCACTACCAAGTGGTACAAACGAGACTGATCCAAACGGACCTATCATATCATCTAGTACACCTACTGTACAAAGTGATGGTACAGCATTAGTGTATGGTGATTTGTGGATTGATACTAGTGATTTAGAAAATTACCCAGTAATTAGTCGTTGGCAAAGTGTTAGCGGTATTGATCAGTGGGTATTGATAAATAATACGGATCAAACAGGTAGTACAGGTGTAGTATTTGCAGATGCACGTTGGTCTAGTAATCAAAATACTATTAGTCCAGTTGATGATCCTATACCAACAATCGTAAGTTTGTTAGCAAGTAACAATGTTGATTTAGATGCACCTGATCCAACATTATATCCATCTGGTATGTTGTTATTCAACACACGCCGTAGTGGTTATAATGTAAAACAGTACAGATCCAACTATTTTAATAACACAGATTTCCCAGATGAAACATTACCTACATATACTGATACTTGGGTAACAGTAAGTGGTAATCAAACAAATGGAAGTCCTTACATGGGTCGCAAAGCACAACGTGCAATGGTTGTACAATCATTGAATGCGGCAATTGCTACAAATACATCAATACGAGATGAAGATAACTTCTTTAATTTGTTAGCTACACCTAATTATCCAGAACTACAACCTGGTATGATAGCATTGAATTCAGATCGTGGTGAGACAGGTTATATCTTAGGTGATACACCGATGAGATTACCTGACAGTGCTACTGCAATTCAAGCTTGGGCCAATAACGAAGCTGGTGCAGCTAGTACAGGTGAAGAAGGATTAGTATCACGTAATACTTACATGGGTCTATTCTATCCAAGTGGATTAGCTACAGATTTAGCAGGTAATCAAGTAGCAGTTCCTGCATCATATATGATGTTACGTACATTCTTACGTAATGATACTATTGCTTATCCTTGGTTAGCGGCAGCTGGTACACGTCGTGGTACAATTGACAATGCATTAAGTATTGGTTATGTTGATAGTACTACTACTGAATTTATTCCAATTAAGACACGTTTAGGTATACGTGATGTATTGTATATCAACTTTATTAATCCATTAGTGTTCTTCACTGGTGTTGGTTTATTAAATTATGGTAACAAAACAAGCTTTAACAGTTCAAGTGCGTTAGATAGAACAAACGTTGCACGTTTAATTGCGTACATACGTAGACAATTAACATTGGCTGCAAGACCGTTTGTATTTGAACCTAATGATGCATTGACACGCAATCAAATCTCAGGTGTTGTAGAAACATTGATGGTTGATTTAGTTGCAAAACGCGGTCTATATGATTATCTTGTAGTTTGTGACGAAAGTAACAACACACCAGCAAGAATCGATAGAAATGAACTATGGATTGATGTTGCAGTTGAGCCAGTTAAGGCAGCTGAATTCATCTATATCCCGGTTCGTATATTGAACACAGGCGAGCTTGGTGGACAATAATAAAATATGATACCCCAAAAGGGGTATCTATTTATAAAGATAAATATTAATAACAGGAGAAAAAAATGGCAATAGCCTCACAATCATTGTTTAACATGACCGTAGCATCTGATAATGCTGGCGGAAATCAGGGCTTGCTAATGCCCAAACTACAGTATAGATTTAGAGTTAACTTTTTAAATTTAGGTACTAGTGCTTCTACAAACGAGTTGACTAAGCAAGTTATTGACGTAACTCGCCCATCAGTTAGTTTTGGTGAAATCAATATACCAATTTATAACTCTACTCTATATTTGGCAGGTAGACACGAATGGCAACCTCTAACTATCAATGTTAGAGATGATGCATCTGGTAGTGTTTCAAAATTAGTTGGTCAACAATTACAGAAACAAATGGACTTTGTTGAACAAGCATCAGCCGCTACAGGTCAAGATTATAAGTTCCAAACAAATATTGAAATACTAGACGGTGGTAATGGAACTAATGCACCAATCGTATTAGAAACATGGGAATGTTATGGATGCTTCTTACAGGCTGCTAATTATAATAATTTAGCATATAGCGCAAATGAAGTAGTAACAATTCAATTATCTATACGTTATGACAATGCAGTTCAATCACCATTAACTTCTGGTGTTGGAACAAGTGTTGGTCGTGCGTTTGGTGGTGCATCAACTACTGGTATTGGTTCTATAACTTAATATTTTTTAAATATTAAATGTCTGGGTTCTTTCAAAACTTTGCAGAAGACGTTGCCGGAGGATTCTTCGGCAACGATTACCTTCGTGATTATACACATGCTAGTAAGACATTCAGACCCAATGCATATCAATATGCACCTAAGTTTAAATTCCTATTCCATGTGTATTTTGAAATTAATCAAAGTGCATATGCAGTAGGATTGCCACAAGGTGCAAACTTTGGCTTAGCAGTTAAATCTGTAAAACTGCCAAGCTATAATTTTGATACACATATAATGAATCAATACAATCGTAAACGTATTGTTCAAACAAAAATAAAATATGACCCTATAGATATTAATTTCCATGATGACAATGGAAATTTAATACGTAATATGTGGTATAATTACTATACATATTATTATAAAGATGCAAGTATTCCAGTAGCATCGGTATCAGGAAGACAAGCACAACAAACAGGGAATGGTAGTACTAATAGCCCTAATAATGCAAACTATAATTCAAGAAACATTTATTCACAATCTATTACAGGTGATACTAATTGGGGCTATGTAGGAGAAACACCTACAACTGTTAATGGATATACTGAAGTTGGTACTGGTCAAACTAAAATACCATTCTTTAAAAATGTCACTATATTTGGATTCAATCAACATAACTATGTAGCATATACATTGATTAATCCTATTATTAATAGATTTTCACATGATACTTATAACTATGCTGAAGGCAATGGTACAATGGAAAATGTAATGACATTGGATTATGAAACTGTTAAGTATTTTCAAGGTGCAATAGATGGTACAAAGCCAAGTGACATAGTTGCTGGATTTGGTGCACCAGCTAATTATGATAGAGTACCTAGTCCTATTACACGTCCAGGTAGTCAAGCAAGTATTTTAGGTCAAGGTGGTTTGGTAGATGGAGTTGGCGGAGTTATTAACGATTTGTCCGGCGAACAACCAAATATTTTAGGTGCTATACAAAAAGCAGGTGCTACATATAATACTCTTAAAAATATGAATTTGAAACAAGCTATTAAGAGTGAAGTAACAACAGGTATTACTAACGCCATAATGAATCCACTAAATAATACTGGAAGAAATGTATTGTTTAATTTACCTATATTTGGTTCTACGCCAAATCAAAAACAACAAGCAAATGGTAGAGCAATCACTCCTCCTCCTATAAATTAATAATATATCATGGCAAGAATTATAGATGACCGCACTTCAACTGATTTAACAGTTAAAATATTTGACGATTTCTACTCATTTAACATGATAGTAAATGGTAATGAATTTGATATTGTTAATGGTTACTTTAAAACAGTATGTGCTACTAAAGCCATAGCTGGTAATTTCACTACATTTCTATTCAGAATATCACAAGAAACAGGGATACCTGTATTAGATTTGTTAGGACAAATTCAAGGTACTAATAAATTACAAATGAATCAAATTATATCATACTATCTAAACAGTTTTAAATCTAAAACTAGTTTGTATGGTGTTAGTACAATACCACAATCAAATCAACCTGTAGCACGTAATATCGTGCAATAATCATGGCAAAGTTTGCTCAAGGTTTATTCACTCCAAAAAATAGTCAAAAATATGTAGGTAAACATATCCCACGATATCGTAGTGGATGGGAACTAACATTTATGATGTTCCTGGATTCTAATTCAAGCATAATTCAATGGGCAAGCGAATCGGTTAGAATTCCATATAGAAATCCCTTAACTGGAAAAGCTAGTACATATGTTCCAGATTTTTTAGTTTTATATGAAAATAAGTATAAGAAGCAAATAGCTGAACTTGTTGAAATCAAACCAAAAAAACAATCACTAATTGAAAGTAGAACAGCTAGTGCTAGAGATCAAGCTATTGTGGCAGTTAATCACGCTAAATGGGCATCCGCACGTGCATGGTGTTCTCAGAATGGTTTAACTTTTAGAGTAATTAATGAAAATGACCTTTTCTATAATGGGCGAAGCAAGTAACTAAATACTTGTATGACAAAAAAATTAACCGACTTATTTGAGTTACCACAAGATGAGATTGATAGCTTGCACATTCCTATACCAGAAAATGCACGTGATATAACCACTGATGCATTAAGTGCATTAGAAAAGATTGACAATGCATTACCACAAGTACGTGGATTAGATGCTAGTGATAATGAGTTAGATGAATTAGCGCAGATGGCTGTAGATAGTTTTAAAGATTTAAGTGATTTGGGTATGCAAGTTGATAGTAGATTTAGTAGTGA